TGTAGAAGTTGCCAATAAACATTCGTATTATCATCAGTTGCTGCCTGCAATGATCTCAAGAGCATTACACCAGTTAGATTATTAGATTTCAAACGAATGCTTATAATTGGATAAAATGTATTTGCAGATGACATCGTTGTCCCTGTGATGGGATTTGAGATGCTCAAAAGAGTTCCAAGTTTCTCTGGTTCTCCTTCCTGAATAAGAGAATTAGAACCTTGATAAAGGTAGTGAGTTCCTGCAACACCAGTTACATTTTCTATCTCAAGTCTAATAGGCAAGAATGGAGTAGAACACCAAACTTTATCTTGATTATTTGAGTTATCAAAAGTATGACTCTTGATCGTTTCTCCTTTCATCAACCAAGCAAAATCTATAGTTCCCGCACCATACCATTCATAGTTAATAGAAATCATTTGTTGTTTTGTTGGGTCTGCGGTTACACCAGTCCAACCATTACCATCAAACTTTTCACCATTCCATTGATCTCTACCAACTCTTATTTCTGTAGTAATTCCAGTTGTAGATGTGCGAATTACATATGAATATGTTCCCCCATCATCCTCAAAATAAGCACCATTATAATCATCAAACAATCCAAATCTTCTACGAATACCTACCTTTGGTTGTTCTAAACGAATTGCGAATGCAAGTGTTGCTGGTCTACCCGGAATGTATCTCATCACATTCTTGGTCTGTCTGATGATTTTACTTCCTGCAGTAGATCCAACTTGCATAATTACATTACTAGCAGAAACATTATGAGTTGCAGTTCCTACTCCAACTATTCTTTCATCCCATACATCAGTCTCTTTACCATACTGGAAGGTGTTAAAGAATACTGTTTGGAACGGAGCAACTTTTAATCTGTTGTTATTAGAAAATTGAGGTCTCCAATCAGTCTGGTTTCCCCAATGATCTGCGATATTATAAACTTCAAATAGAGATCTTTCTTGATCCAAATAATCTTGTGTATTTTTATTCCAAATAGCCATAATTAATCAGTCCAAGTTAGTCTTTCTGGTTGATATCTTCGTGAATTTTTGATTCTTAAAGAACTTTGCGATCCTGATGGGTAGATATTGTGAACAATTGCTCCAGGATACTCATCCTGAAGTTGTTCTGCGAGAGCGTTCTTATCCATCATAGAACCCTCTACTTCCATACGATACATCTTTCCTTCCCAAACTACATCAGCAAGAAAAGATTCTGTTGCTTGCTCTGGATGAGAAGCACCATTCATATAAAGATTTCCATTGAAATCTCCAGCGATATTGATGCTTTCTGATAGAAATTGTTTAAATGATTTCATTAGTTGCAGTTCCAACGACGGAGGGCTTTGTTGATTCTAGAATCTGGATCTCTTGCGGTTTTTGCAGAGGTTAGTTTCTTCTTCATACCGCTCATTCTTGAGCAGAAAGACTTACGGCGTGCAGACCTCTTTCCCTCTGGATTTTTTTCAGTAACCGCAGTTTGAAGTTTTGAACCTGGATTCTCGCGACGATAAGCATTTACAGCTTTCTGACTAAGACCATCAGTTTTATCTTTGCGATTTACTGATTGCCAATCTTCACCGAGTTCAAGTTGTTCGCTATATGGTTTGACGTATTTTTTTGATGGTCCTAGATGTGCTGCTGAACCACCTTGGTATCCAGCTTGTATTAAAGGTTGCCCAGGTTCTAGTCCAGATACTTTAAATGCTAAAACTTTAGCTTCTGGATAAATTTTTATAATTTCATTAGTGACTTCTTTTCTACTTGGAACTTTTATTTGTGGGAAAAACATTTTTGATGCATAAGTTTTTCCTCTCCAAGAAAGAATAATTTCAATAATATTCCCATTTACTGCAGGTAAACGAACTGCTTCATTAATTTGCTCATGATCATTATGGTATTCCATTTCTTCACTTACAGGAACACAATTAGGAACAATTTTATTCCCTTTCTTTTTCATTCCAACTTTTTTGTATCCATCCCAACATGGACCTTCTTCTTCAATCTCTTTTAAAATATCTGCAACAATACCAGTATGTTCTTTTCTTACTTTTGGCAAATCAACTGCTGCAGCTTTTTTCTTTTGGAGTTCAACTGCTTTTGGACCTAATTGTTTTGCTGCATCTGGAGTAAGAGCTCCAGCTCCAGAAGACTTTCTAATTTCAAATCCAAGTGTTTTTGCTTCCTGCATTTCTCCACTTTCAACATAATCTGCTGCGGTATCAATATAATCTGCTGCTTTGGTGATTTTTGATTGTACCCAAGCTTCCAGTGATCCCTCTCCTTTTCCTACCTTTTTTTCAAGTCTTTTAGCTGCATCAATAATATTTTTTAATTCCGACCTAGCCATCGAATATTCGTGATCTTTAATCGAAACTCTATCCCAAGTTTTTTCTCCGTAAGAACACTCTGATCTTGTTTCTCTTTTATCGCATAGTGGGCAATATCTTTGCTCTTCATTTTCAACTGCTTCCGATTTAGTTCCCCAATTTGCCGCACCAACTTTACGACACTTAACTAATGCACCAGACGCATATGCACTTGGCCAAACATCATATCTTGATTTTACCTTTTGGTAACATGCATCTTTTTTGCCGCTACCCTTTCCTGGTTTATCCTTTACTTCTTGTAAGTTCATCTCTTCAGTTCTTACATTTGTTGGTTTAGCGCCACCAGATTTTTCTGGTTGATTTGGATCTAAGCGATTTTTTCTACGTCTTGCTGCCTCTTCTTCATCCTTTGAAAGTGCTTTTTTTATTTTAGAACTTCCGCATTTGGGAGTAGAAGTTTGACCTGGTTGACGAGCACATGGTTTTCCTGCATATTTGCCACCCAATTGAACCCAACCTTTTTTTCCGTCAGATGATTTTGATTTATTAAACCAATCATGAAGACCATCATCTCCTGAAGTTGTTTCTTCTTTCACATCTTTAAATTGCTTATGATGCTTTTTAGCATCAGACTCCATTTTCTTCAAACGAGTATAATAGTCTGGAATTTCATCTAAATGTTGCAAAGCAATATCAGTCGCTAAATCTTTATCTTTTGTATGCTCATGCTCGATAGGAATTCCCATTTCAAGTTGTTTTTTTACAAAAGAAACTTCAAGACGATGTTTTTTTGCAATTTGTTCAACTGTTTTGTGGGATTTTATCTTATGCACAAAAATAAATTTATTACTCTTTTATTATTTAGAAAAAAATAACTATACTATTTTTCGCCTGTTTGGTCTTTTAGAAATTTAGATAGTTCTGCCGTTGATCCTACAAATAAAGCATTAGTTACATTTGTTGGACCTCTTTGACTTTTAACCTCCTCAATATCCTTAAGTTTCTTCTGCAAATCCATTAATTTATCAGTTGCATCGGCAACATTTTTAATTAGTTGTCCAACAACTTCATATGCTCTGGGCATTTCACTCTCTTGTGCAAGTTCAAGAACTCCATTAATTGCTTCTTGGCCCTTTTCTATAATTGAATATAAATTTCCTCTAGTATATTCATAATCTTTTTTAACATCATTGGATGCAGAATTGGTGCTTAATTCTTGATTTATATTAGAATTTTCAATTGAGTTAATTTCTTCCCTTTCTACCGAAACAATTTCTGTATCAATGTTAAAAGAATCATCTAAATTTTTATATTTTTTGGTCATTTTCATAGAGATCCACTAAATCCAAAATCATCGCCAGCTTGAATTAGATCAGCATCTGCAGTAGTTATGAGTTTTACTCCAGATCCTGATACATGAGATGATATTGATGTATTATCAGCACCTCTAGAAATTTTTAAGTTATTTCCTGTAACAGAGATAACTTGCATTTCTTCTTCACCAATAACAATATAGGAATTTACAGTTATACCAGAAGCACTTGCTACTGTAATTGTAGTAGTAGTCTCACTAATATCACTAGAAAGAGTAGTAACAGTATTTCCCGTGTAACTCTTTGTTGCTCTTGGTTCTACTGTATAAGTGAGTTCTCTTGTTGGAGTCTTTGTAAGATCTCCTGCAACATATCCAATAGAAACTTTTTTAATAATATCGGAAGAAATAGAAGATCCGGAAGTTGGTCCAAATAGATAAGTTTTAGCTACAAAACGTAAGGTATACATCAATACTCTTCTGGTACTAAAATCACTCTCATAATCATCTTGCATTGTGATTCCTTCAAAAACCACAGGAATATCTCTTTTTTCTCCAATAGTTGATACCAAATCAACCGTCAAATTATACGTTGGTTGAAAATATGGTAAAATTTGTTCAACTATTTGAAGCATATCATCATTTAACTTGGCCATTATATTGAGTTCAAATTCCATATTGTATGGAACAGGCATATAAGTTTTTCTTATATCAGTTTTATCTGATGTAGTTGGTGCAATAAAAGATTGAGTTGTTGTAACTTTTCTGGATCCATCATAAGTCAATCCAACAAATTCAAAAGAGATTCTTGGTAATGTAATTTGAACTGGTTTATTTAAATCACGAGACTGTTCTAAACGAGCTAAAAATTTCTGAGTGGGACCATAGGCTAGAGGAACCTTTAACGTACTAAAAACGTCATTATCATCATCTTTATGCTTAATTGTGATGTTATTAAACAGATTTCCAAAAGAAATAATAGTTTTTCTTAGGATCTCGTGATAAAAATAATCAAACATATTAATAAAATTATATTGTATATCTATTTAACAAAAAATAGATATTAAGGATCTCCGAATGGATTTGATTCCGTAAAATCAAATATAGCGTCACCCTCAGTTTCTATTTCAAAGTTTTGTGCATATGGATTAATATCCGCATTTTGGTTAAGCAGTCTTAACTTATAAGATGCGCCAGATTCGCTTCCAACAATATTTTCTCCAGCAGCAAATTTGCCTGTTAAATTGGAAACCCTGAGCTCATTTGTCGTTGCATCCCAAGACTTAACCTTGGCAGTTATACTGCTTGCGCTTCCGGTTATAGTCTCTCCTAAGATATAAGTTCCCAATCCAACTCCACTTACATTTGGTGCAGAAATTGTTATTATTGGTGATTGTGTATATCCAACACCAGCATTTGTAAGTCTAATAGATGTGACTGTACCATCAGCATTAATAACTGCTACACCTTGAGCTGTAACAGTTGATCCAATTCCAGTTGGAGCACTAAAGGTTACTGTAGGTGCAGCAAAGTACCCACCACCGCCACTGGTAACGGTAATTACGCCAACAACACCATTACCAATATATGTTGTTGCAGCAACGCCAGATCCACCACCACCTATAAAAGCTACTCCAGGTGCAACAGTATATCCATAACCAGCATTTGTAATTTGAACTCCTTGAACTTTTAAATCATCTTTTGACCCATCACATGCGACAATGCCACCAATCATTGTAGCAATTCCTGATGCTGTTAATCCTCCAGTTGGAGCGGAAGAAATTGCTACAATTGGTGTTGTCGAATAACCTTCACCACGATTGGTTATTTGAATCAATCTAACACCACCACTTACAATGTGTGCTGTTGCTGCAGCAGTGGATGCAATACCTACAC